GAGGTGCAAGAGATTGCATTAACGGCTGAGGAAATTGCAGAGCGTGAAGTTATGGCAGAACAATACGCTGAACAAAAGGCCGCAGAGGATGCAGCAGCCGAAGCCAAGGCTGCCGCGAAGGCGTCTGCTGAAGCAAAATTAGCAGCACTTGGTTTAAGCGCTGATGAAATTGCTGCTCTCTGATTTCCCAGATATAACAAAAAGCATTGATGAAGCCGTTGATGCTATTGAGGATTCGGGGCTTATTTAAGGAGCCTAGTGAAAACATCACAAATAACTGTAACAACATCTCCAACATTGCTAGTAGGTGCAATAGCAATGAATCGAGAGGTTCATATTCATAATGAATCAGGCGCTATTTATATTGGCAACGCTAATGTAACTAGCAATACTGGAGTTAAGGTAGATAATAACTCTCACGATATAATGCACCTTACTCCAAATGAAACAATGTATGCAGTAACTGCTAGCGGAACCGCTATTGTTTGGATATTAGAGTTGGGAGTTGGTCAATGACCGCTAACGAATGGGCCGCGATCTGTGTTGCGGTTGGAACATTGATTGGATTTTTAGTAACAGGTGTAAGATTTTTAGTTAAGAGTTATCTTTCTGAACTTAAGCCAAATGGTGGCAGCAGCGTAAAAGATAAAATTAATGAAATTAACCAGCAAGTTGAACGGTTAGAAGCCAGGATTGATGAAATTTACAGGTTGTTAATTAAAAGATAGGGGGAGTAAATGAGCCAAAGAAAAAAGTTTATTGAGGTTGCTAAGGCCGAGGTTGGTTACATAGAAGGCCCTAAAGATAATGAAACCAAGTATGGCGCCTTTACTAAAGTTAATTTTGCGCCTTGGTGTGGTTCTTTTGTTATGTGGTGTGCAGCGCAGGTGGGGCTTAAAATTCCTAATGTAGTTTCAACCAAAGCAGGTGCAGATGCTTTTAAGAAAAATAAAAAATGGCAAGATGCTGAGGTGGCTACTGCGCTACCTGGTGATTTGGCCTTCTTTGATTTTCCTGATGATGGTGTTGAGCGCATCTCCCATATCGGAATAGTAATCCGCGATAATGGCGATGGCACGGTAACTACTGTTGAGGGTAATACGGCAGCCGATAAAAAAGGCGATCAGCGCAACGGAGGCGAGTGTTGCCTCAAGGTTCGTGCCTATAAAAAGAAAAATCGTGGTAAGTTAAAACCATCTTTGCCAGTATTCATCGTAGGATTTGGCAAACCTACATTTAAAGAATAGGAACCTAATGAGTAATTTAATCGCTAAACTAAAAGACCCTAAAACAATTGCTGCTTTTAAATCTTATGCAAGAGCAGTTCTAGCATCAGCCGTAACAATGGCAATTGCTCTCGCTGCTGATCTTGCTCCTCAATATGCAATTTTAATCGGTGGCGTAACTGGCCCTCTTGCTAAATGGGCAGATAAAACAGAGCGCGAATACGGCCTAGGTTCTAAGTAAATTATGAATCGGGGGAAAATTTTAGATGAGGCTAAGAGGCTTACGCACTCTGATAGACAAAATGATTATGGAACGCCTGCTATTAACTTTAATCGTATTAGCGCTCTGTTATCTACTTATCTTGAGCGCGAAGTAACACCTGAACAAAGCGCTATGATTTGCGTACTAATCAAAGTTGCAAGATCAATGGAAGCCTATAAAGATGATAACTACATTGATGGCGCTGCTTATTTTGCGATAGCGGGGGAGTTAGCAAATGGTAGAAAGTGATCTAATAGTTATTATTCCAACCAGGGGGCGGCCTGATAATGCTGTTGCCTTAGAGCAAGCATTTGTTGATACAAATACGACGGCTAAAAGAGTTTATGTAGTTGATTTTAATGATGAGTTAAGAAAAGAATACTCATATAAATTACCTGTTGAATCTGTAATTATGATTCACAATGAAACTAAAGGGATGGCTTATCCTTTAAATTATGTAGCAAGAGAGTTTCTAGGCGAGTTCGATAACTTTGCATTTATGGGAGATGATCACCGCCCAAGAACTGCTAACTGGGATCAGTTATTTGTTGAGGAACTTTATTCAGGCTCAGATATTGTTTATGGAAATGATTTATTCCAAGGCTCAGCCCTACCAACTGCCGTTGCTATGTCTAGTCAAATTGTAAAAGAGTTACGCGGAATGGTGCCTGATACTCAGCGCCATTTATACCTTGATAACTTTTGGCTAAAACTAGGGCAAGATTTAGGCAAGATTAAATATATGCCTGAAGTAATAATTGAACACTGCCACGCCTTTAATGGCAAGGCACCGATGGATGAGAATTACGCCAGGGTAAATGCTCCTGAAATTTATGCAGCCGATAAAATTGCTTATGATAATTACATCGCAAGTGATCAGTATCAGAGCCTGCTTTCTAAAATCAAATGAGGCAAAGATTACGATCAGCCTATGAGGATGATGCCTTAAAAAACATTTACCCAGTTCCGCATAATCATTTACAGTTTGCAGATCATATAATTAGAGTAAATACCAGCATTGATTTACTAAAGAAATTTGGCAGTTACGAATCAATTGCTGATTTATCTGCTGGCGATGCCACAATTATTAACTCTTTAGAATCTGATGAAAAGTATATTGGCGATTTTGCCCCTGGCTATGAAATTACAGGTGCTATCGAAAATACTATAAATGAAATCCCTAAAGTTGATTTGTTTATCTGCTCTGAAACCTTAGAACATTTAGATAACCCTGATGCAGTTCTAACGGCTATAAGAGAAAAAACCAATTATTTATTTGTAAGTACTCCTAATGGTGAAAGTAACAACCATAACCCAGAGCATTATTGGGGCTGGGATTCTGAGGATATGAAAGAGATGTTAATTAAAGCAGGTTTTGAACCTCAAGTATTTCATCTTTTAGAGTTTAAAAATTATGTTTATGATTACCAAATGTGGATTTGCAAATGAAAATCCTAATTACAGGTGATGAAGGTTTTGTAGGTAGAGCATTTCATAAAGCGCTGGATAAGAAAAGTAATGATGTAGTTGGTTTTGATATTAAATCAGGCACTGATGCTCGCAAATTCTTTGCAACTGATGATACTTATTTTGATGTAGTAATTCATCTGGCCGCCGTCGTCGGGGGCCGCGCCACCATCGAGGGGAACCCTTTGGCGGTTGCCACCGACCTTGCGATTGATTCAGACCTTTTCCAATGGGCGCTGAGAACTCGCCCTGGGCGAATAGTTTATTTCTCATCCTCCGCTGCTTATCCAATAATGCTTCAGCGAGCAAGATTTAAAGCCAGGTTAAGTGAGCAAGATATAAATTTAGAACACATTAGAACACCTGATCAAACTTATGGCTGGAGTAAATTAACTGGCGAAATGCTAGCGCAGTACGCTAGAGATGAAGGTTTGAAGGTAACAATCCTTCGCCCATTTTCAGGTTATAGCGGTGAGCAATCTTTAGATTATCCATTCCCATCTTTTATTGCTAGGGCTAGGCAGAAAGTAAATCCTTTTCCCGTTTGGGGAACTGGTAATCAGGTAAGAGATTTTATACATATTGATGATGTAGTTCAAGCAACTTTTGCAGCCATAATTAATGGCGTTGAAGTTATGAATATCTGCTCTGGTAGGGCAACCTCTTTTATTGAATTAGCGGAAATGATGATGCTTGCTGCTGGTTACTTAGCACCAATACAAAGTAATCCAACTGCGCCAGTTGGCGTTGAGTATCGTGTCGGTAATCCAAGATTTATGAATTTAATATATCAACCCAAGATTTCCTTAGAGCAGGGCATTGCGCAAGCGCTTGCCCAATAAAAAATCCCTACCTCGCCAGCCGTCGGCGGAGGTAGGGATTTTTTTGTGTTTAATTATTTATTAAAGTATCCACACTTCTTTGAACCCTAGTTGTTGCATCATCAACTAAAATTCCATTTCTGTAAATATCGTAAAGATGCGCTTCCTTATTCCAAACTTCAGTGTAATCATTTGATAACCAATCCCACGCTTTATCTTTATTATTTATCATGGTTGATTTCCAAATCTCACCATCGAAATAAGTTACATCACTTGCCTCATCAACAAAATCTAAAGCCAATCTTTGCTTTAAATCTATTGGTGCTTCTTTAAGTATTTCTACTCGGTTATCTGAAAGATTTTTTACAATAAGTAAACCTTCAGCATCGCCAATTTGTCCATCCTTTGTTATGTATATTGCTTTCATTTAGTGCCTTCCTTTTCTATTGAGGAGTTTCCTCAATGCTATAAGTGTATAGATAGATACCAGATTATCAAGCACCTATGCTCCTAACACATTTTTCGCAAACATAACCAACTACGCCTGCTTGAACTATTGTTTTACTTAAAATTAAATCTGAGTTGCAATCTTTTCCGCAGTAAGTTAAATCGCCATTTTGAATATGCGCAAATTTTGCTTTACGCAAATTAACAACTTGAATATCTTTAGAGATTGTAATAACTTTATTCATTATAGTTTAACCCCTAACTCGCGGGCATAAGCGCCGAAAACTGTATCTGAATCAAAACTTATAGATTTTGCTGCAACCTTGGTTGCTTCTTTTTTATCAGCAACCATCTTGCCAACTTTGCGAGCCTCTACATCTTGCTTATTTACAAACTCAGTTGCAATTTCTTTTTTAGCATCATCAACTAATTTTTGAAGGATTGCTACTGCTGCAACCTCAGATGAATTAAAAATATCTGAAGCAATTATTTTTTCTACAAATGCTAACTTCTGATTTGCATTTACTTTCTTTGCGTTCATTTTGTGCCTTCCTTTTGTGGGCTACCTGGTGTATCCCAATGAGATAAATGTATAGACAATTGTCTATCTAGTCAAGTACCTAGCCCAAAATATCCTTCGGCGTGTCTATTCCTGCAACCGCCCGCTTAGCCTGGCTCTGATAGCCCAGATTAAGCATCCAAGGCGGAACTGGGCGCAACGGGCGCTGGCGGCCGAGGCAAACCACGCCCAAGGCAAACCAGCCCCCAAAGAAGCCCAGGATTGCCCAAGGCAGCGCTCTCCTGCCTTTGCCAACGGCTGCCAGCACGGTTAAAACCATCCAAAGGATTCTCACTTGATGTAATCCTTTAAATAATCATTAATAACCTCAGAGGCGGTTTTGCCCTCCGCTGCTGCCTTGGTTCTAACTTTGTTCCAAATTGCATCTGCAATTCTTATTGATCTTTGCGGCTTAATTGGCATTACTCTCCTAATAGTGTTTTTAGATACGGATTTAGAACTTTCATGCTGGTATAGATAGCCCTGCTCATTTCATCAGGATCGCTGCTATTGCTAGCAGTAATTAGAACCTCGGCTGAGGCAAGCATATCCATTTGCATTTCTGTAAATATTGCTTTCATTGCGCCCATAGTTTCACCTCCCTGCCATCAACATATTGGAATGTAAAACATCGCACTTAGGACAAACTAGGCATTGGAACTGCTCGCCATTATCGTATTGATACCAACGACCAACTAAGTTGCCGTTAGGGTTTTCACACATTTGGCAGTTTTTCATTTTACTTACCTTCCTTTAGATAACAACTATCCATTGAGCCGAAGCAGTAGCCATCGGCGGTGTAGTTAATATGAGTTGCCAAGAAATAAATCAAGGCTAGCGATAGTAGCCAAAAACTTATTCTGGCTACTTTGCGAACTTTGTAGTAGTTGTTAGAGCGTTGCATTAGAATTTTCCTAAACAATCATCTTTCCAAATTTCCCATGCTTTGTTACGGGCTTGATCTAAAGCATCGCTTGTTGGTTTCATTAAATTATTAAATGATTCCATTACTGCATCATATTCTTCTTTGAATTGCGCTTGGATTTTTGCAATTGCCTCATCACGCTTTTTTTCTAAAGCATCAATAACACTATCTCTTGGTGGGCAAAAACTATCTAATGCTTTTACCCAAGCATTATATTCAGATGCAACCATTTCATCTTTTGCTATCCACGCTTTATTTATTCTGCGTGTGCGTGCTGCTTTTTCTGCTGGTGTTAAATCTGTTGCTGTATTCATTTGGTGCCTTCCTTTATTTGGAACCCTGTTGTTCCAATGAGATAAATGTATAGACACTTGACTATCGGGTCAAGTACCTACAAACCCTAGGTTCGGCGTGTCGCGACACTTTATCCTTCCAATGTCGGTGATATATGCAACACTTACTCCCACGCCCAATCCTGGGCGCTAAAAGGGGGTAAGGAATGGAAATAGCAATAGTTATAGGTGCAGCCCTAGCAGGGCTAACTGGGGCCTACTTTGCAACGCTGGCTACCAATGGAACGCAAGATTGGGCAGGCCAGGTTAAAAAGGCAGAGCGAAGCCGTGCTGCGATGAAAAAGGCGCTAAGCAAATGAACCAAACTTGGAGTGAAGTTTTTAGAATCTTTGTTGGCAACGACGGTTCTTACAATCTCTACTTAGAGGAGCAGGAAGCCTGCGTTAATCTAGTTGAGAACTTGGCAGATGAAATTGATATAACTGATTTTGCCGAAATGAAAAAGGCAAGTAGCGCTGATTTTTCAGATGCTAATGCAGCCGTTCGCCTAGATAACATTCGTAAGAATCTGCCAGATATGGCATTAAAGATTGCAAAGTTATCTGAGCGCGAGTTGCTTGATCTAGCCCAGGAAATAATCCAGGTAGTTCAAGATAAAAATAAAGTTAGATTGGAAATTGTAAAATAAATGGCTAATCCAAATGGTAGGAAAGGTGCTGCTTTTGAAACAGCAGTTCTAAAATTCTTTCGCGCTGCTGGTGTCGTAGCAGAGCGATTGACCAAGGCGGGCGCTAGAGATGAAGGCGATTTAGTTGTAGTAATTTCAGGTGCCACCTATATTTTAGAACTTAAGAATCGAAAGAAGTTAGACCTACCTACCTTTTGGGATGAAGCAGTTGCAGAGGCTGAGAATTATTCAAGAGCGCGGAATTTAGATTTTATACCGCCTGCTTATGTAATTGTAAAACGGCGTAATGCTGGCATAAACAAATCCTGGGTAATTCAAGATTTAGATCAATGGCTCTCTAGTAAATGAGTGAAATTGAATCCCTACAAAATTCCCCTAAATTTCCAAATGCGCTTTGCGCAAAATTGGAGGATAAGAATTACTTTTTCCCTGATGGAAAAGTTCAAGAGGCAGAGCGCCTCCCTGACCTGCAAGCAATTTGCAGCGTTTGTTTACATAGAGAGGAATGTGCGGAATACGCTATCAAGGAGAAAATCCCATTTGGCATTTGGGGCGGAACCACTTTAGCAATGCGCAAGAGGTTGTTTAAACAACATTTTGTAATTGTTGAACGCAAAGGTAACGCCAAGTTTGTACGAAAAATGCACGATGAGGGTTCTACTCCCGAACACATAGCATCCTATCTAAGAGTGAATCTGCCTTATGTAAAGGAGATGATTCGCCGTTATGAAAAGATGAAAATGAAAGGAGCAATCCAATCAAACCTGAATATAGAAAAGTTACCGCAAGAATTGCGCTCATCATCGGGGTTAGTGCAATGACTTCTTTAGCGATTAGCGCAGTAAATCCTCAAGTGGCAACCCCAGTTGAGAAAAAACTGCTAATTGAGCAAGTTGATGCTAGGGAACTGGCAAAAGAGTTGCTTGATGCTAAAGATTTTAAATGTTGGGATCAACTAATGACTAAAGAAAGCCATTGGAACGATACCAAAAATCCAGTTAGTTCGGCTGAAGGAATTGGCCAACTACTAGATGGAACTATGGATAACCTTGGAATGAAACGCTCTGAGGCTCCAGCAGCACAAATGATTGCAGCCCTTGCCTATCTTGGGCGGCATTATGGTTCAGGTGGAGCCTGCTCTGCCTGGAAAAAATGGCAAACGCACAAATACTGGTAAAAAATAAGGGGGTAATACAGTGAGTGTCGAAATAGAAAAAGGCGTTGTTGATTTTGATAGCAATGCCGTTGCTTGGCTAGAGAATTACAAAAATGCTCTAGCCAAGATCAAAGAATGGCAAGAGGTTGCAGATGTGGCTAGAGCGCACATTGAAAATTCTCTTGGCGATTGTGAAGTTGGTATTTATCAAAATCGCCCTGTTGTTCGCTGGAGTTTTATTGAAACTAAGCGATTTGATATAAAACGCGCTAAGGAGATTTTGCCTCAGCAAGTTTTAGATACTTTAGAAGTTATTACAAACTCTCGGCGATTCTCCATCGTGGAGGCAGATAATGAGTAGTACAATCATTCCTGAACCATTTACAGATATGCCACCGTTCAATCCAATAACGCCAGAGGAAGGCGACGACGATTTAGAGGATGATGAATAACTTAGTAGCACCCAATAAACCAAGTAAGCAAATGGCAATGGATATTGCAAAAATCATTACCGATGCTGGCACCTGGACACCAAGAAGCAAGCAAGTATCTATTGGCCCAAGCGAGATCGGCCACGAATGTTTGCGCCGTCTTGCCTATAAGTTAATTGATATTCCAAAACTAAACGAAGGCAGCAACGGCAATTGGGCTGCTCAAGTTGGAACTGCAATTCATTCTCACTTAGCAGAAATCTTTGCAAAAGTTGAAGGTTTCCAAGTCGAACAAAAAGTTACGATCAGAGGCGGCTTATCAGGCACCATTGATTTATACGATGAAGTTCGCGGTATCGTGATGGATTGGAAAACAACAGGAGCATCAGGATTAAAAGAACGCCGCAACAGTGGCGCTACTACTCAGCAACAAATTCAAGTTCAACTATATGGCTACGGCTTAGCCCAGATGGGCGCAGTTGTAAATAAAGTTGCTCTTATCTATCTACCAACATCAGGTGGAATAGATGATATGCACATTGAACTTTATGATTACGATGAACAAATTGCTCTGGCGGCCCTTGAGCGATTAGATAATTTATATGCGCTGCTCACTTCAATAGATGTTGAGCAGTTTCCGTCAATGTGGGCAGTAATTCCCAAGGTGAGCAGCCGCCTTTGTAATTACTGCCCATATTTCCAACCATTTAGTAAAGATGAATCAGTTGCCTGCTCAGGGGATACATTATGAGCCTTGATGAAGCAACAATTAACGATTTAAAAAAGTTGAAGGAGGAATTAGAATCAAATCTAATTCATCAACAACAAATGCAAAACCAAATCCAAACAACAAACCAAATAGAAAGCGGGGAATGAGAATGACCTTCTCAGCACCATCAATGAATGAAAGCGGCCCAAAGGTTGCTGATCTCGCAGGACAATTACTAATCATTACTCCAACTGAGTATAAAACAGGCATCAAAACAATACATGGCGATGCTGAAGCGGTTGAGGTATCTTTAGTTAATTTAGATACCAATAAGAGTTATGAAAATGTTTTATTCTTTAATGTTGCGCTGCGCTCCGCACTTAAACAAAAGATTGGTCAAAAGGTTCTAGCCCGCATTGGGCAAGGAACTGCAAAGCCAGGTAAATCTGCTCCTTGGATTTTATTAGATGCAACTACTGATGCTGCTGCGCTAGCAAAAGCAAACGCCTTTTTAGCATCAACGCCTGCGCCAACTGCCACTGCGCCAGCAGCGGCGGTGCCTGCGGCGAACGGCACCATTACACCTGAAGTTGCAGCCCTACTTGCTCAACTCGGAGCAACTAAAGCATAAATAATTCTTGGCGGTTTTAACCTTCCTTTTAACTGCCAAGATAGCAAGTACCTGGGGTTCTTTTCAGGGGGTTGATGAAAAGAGTTGGTTCGATTCCAACACTTGCACTACAAAACTTTGATTGGGGGTGAAATGAAGCAATTAACAGCAGTATCTTTATTTGCAGGTGTAGGCGGTTTTGATTTAGCGCTAGAACGCAATGGTGTAAAAGTTGTTGCTAGTGTTGAGATAGATCAAAAGGCAAGTTCAATATTGGCAAAACAATTTCCAAATTCAAAGTTATTTAATGATGTAAAGGAGGTAACAGGTGAACAACTTATCGCAGCAGGATTTGATCCCAGGAATGGAATCATTACAGGAGGATTCCCCTGCCAAGATTTATCAATGGCTGGAAGGAGAGCAGGATTGGGTGGTGCTAGATCAGGATTATTCTGGGAAATCTGCCGATTGCTTGAGCAAACGAAGTCGCAGTATTTTATCCTCGAAAATGTACCTGGCTTACTTTCCTCAAATCAAGGAAAAGATATGGCCACAGTTCTTGAAGCATTGGTCGAGCGCGGGTATCGCATCGCCTTCAGGGTGCTTGATGCTCAACACTTCGGAGTTCCCCAACGAAGGCGTAGAGTGTTCATTGTCGGAAGTTTTGGAAACTCAGGGGGATCACCTGAACAAATACTCGCTATCGCCGATGGCCGCGCAAGGTATCTTGAGGCGAGCAAATCGAAGGGGCAAAAAGTTGCCAGAAAGATTACAAAAAGCGCTGGAAACTCAGAGTGGTGGAATGGCAACGATGTAGCAGATACATTAACAGTTTCATCAAATGAACAAAGAATGCCTGATAAAAATAAAATGCAAATGATAGTTTTTAGTCCTCATCGTGAGGATGGTGCAAGAGTTAATGAAAATGTAGTTAATACTTTACTTTCATCAATGGGAACAGGTGGCAATAATATGCCAATGGTATTTCCAATAGATGATGCAAGGGAAATAGAAAAAAATCAAAATGGAACTGGTATTGGCTCAAATGATTCTCCTGCTTATACTTTAGATAGACGACAATCGCCAGGAGTAGTTATTGCTTACCCAATGCACGGCGCAATGGTAGGCGCTCAAGATAATAATGGCCCTGATGGTTCAGGATTTTTAGGCGAAAATGATCCAAGTTATACATTAACTGCTAGTAGTCAGAATCGGCACGGCGTTGCAATTATTCACAATCCTTCAACATTTGCTAATTATTCAGAGCAGCAAATTGTAGGAACTTTAAGAGCAGGTATGCCAACAGGTTCTGAGCCATTAGTTCAAGGATATAAAAAAAATCTTGCAGAAAAAGATGAGGAACAATGGATGGAAACAGATGTTTCAAGAAACATATCTGTTTTTGATAACAATCACGAAGCCAGAGTTACAGTTTTAGCCGAAAGTAATTCAGTAGTTCGCCGCCTTACACCTTTAGAATGTGAAAGGTTGCAGGGCTTCCCCGATAATTGGACTTCAGGGCAAACAGATGGCCACCGCTATAAGCAAATGGGCAACGCGGTAGCCGTGCCTGTTGTTGAATGGATTGTTAAACGATTAGTGGGGGCGGTAAATGAGCGCGACACTTGAGGCAGGCTTTGATGAAACTTGGATAGATAATGATGATCTAAGAATTAAGATAACACCGTTCATATCACAAAGGGGGCAAAAATGATTAAGTTCAGATCACCAATAGTTATCCAGAAAAAAGAAAAAGCATTTGTTTTATTTAATTGCAGCCATTGCGGTAGCCATTTCTTTGTCGCGGTAAAAAATATCCGCGTAACTAATTACTGCAACAGTTGCCAATGAACGATATTTACTTAGCAGCGCTGCAACTTGCCAAAGAAGGAATCTCGGTAGTTCCTGTTTCTACCGATGGCTCTAAGCGGCCTGCGCCATTTAGTTGGCGCCAATATCAAGAGGCTAAACCTTCAACTGAGCAATTAGTAGATTGGTTTAGCGCAGGCACTCAGCAAGGAGTAGGCGCCATCTGCGGGGCGGTATCAGGTAACTTAGAGATGTTAGAACTTGAAGGCAGAGCCGTCGCTGCCCAGATACATATTCAAGCAAAAGATATGGCTGAGAACTCAGGCCTTGGTGATCTCTGGAAAATAATCCAAGAAGGTTATTGTGAGGTTACCCCTAGCGGCGGCATCCATTGGTTATATCGAATCGCCGATTCCATAACACCAGGTAATCAAAAACTTGCTCGCAGGCCAGGTGAGAACGGCGGAGTTGATGTCCTCTGTGAAACAAGAGGTGAAGGCGGCTTTGTAATCTTGGCGCCATCAGGAGGCACCTGCCATCCATCGGGTGATTCTTGGAAAATGTTAAGTGGTTCCATCGCCACAATTCCTACTATTACATTTGCAGAGCGCGAAGCACTTTTTTCAATCTTTAAATGCTTTGATGAAATGCCTCAAGTTGAGAACATCGCCCAAGAGATTAAAAGCCGTGAAGTTAATCTTGCACTACCAGGAGATGATTACAACTCTAAAGTTACTTGGGATCAGATTCTAACTCCCCTTGGTTGGTCAAAGGTTTATACCAAAGGTGATGCAACTGCTTGGAGAAGACCTGGTAAAACAGAAGGCATCAGCGCAACAACAAACTTCAACGGCAAAGATAATCTCTATGTATTTACCACCTCAACAATATTTGAATCAGAGCATTCTTATTCTAAGTTCGCCGCTTACGCGACTTTAGAACACTCAGGTGATTTCAAGGCTGCTGCCTCTGCCTTGCGAAGCCAGGGCTACGGGCGCCCGCCTGAACTAAACACATTACAAACACTTGCTAGCCACTCACCATCGCTGGTGCAACTGCGGGATGAGAATGAGGATTTAACTACCTCAACTTGGATTCCTGATTTTATTAACTCAGATTCTATATTTGATGAACCAGAGCCTTGCATCCTGCGCAGGGCTGATGGCCACCACATTTTCTACGCTGGCAAGATAAACGCACTCTTTGGCGAATCAGAATCAGGTAAAACTTGGATAGCACTAGAGGCGGTAAGGCAGGAGTTAGATAAAGGTAACTTTGTTTTTTATTTAGACTTCGAGGATTCAGTAAGAGGAATCTATAATCGCCTAAAGACCTTAGAAGCCGATTTAAAGCACTTTAAAACTTTTCTGTATAGTAACCCTAGCGAATCACTTACTGAAGGCTCTAGGGAGGCATTACTAACCAAAATTGACCAATACAAACCCACTCTTATCGTTTTAGATGGAGTAAATGCTGCTATGAATGTGATGGGTTTAGATTTAGAAAAGAACAAAGATGCCACCTCATTTTCCCAAGAGGTTCTGCGCCCGCTGCGGCTGCATAATGCTGCTATCTTAACAATTGACCATGTAACTAAATCTAAAGATAATCGTGGAAATTACGCCATCGGCGCCCAGGCTAAGAGAGCAGATATTGACGGTTGCGCAGTTGCAGTTGATGTTGAGATTGCATTTGGCAGAGGCATTGACGGCGCCCTAGCGCTTAAGGTAACGAAGGATCGCCCTGGCTTTGTCCGCGCCATTTGCCAGGAGGGTAAGAACCTTGGCGTTGCCAATATCAAGGCGCAAGTGAATGGAACTATCAAGATTTCTATTGAAGGTGCAAGTGTTGAGATGCTAACGATAGAAACAAAGATGGAGCAGGTTTCAACCTTTATGGCAGAACACGGTGTTGAGATGGGTAAGAATGAAATTGTAACTAGATTGCGAAAAGATGGGCATTCCATTGGCAACGACAATATAAAAGTTATATTAGATTCCTTAGTCAATCGCAGGTGCCTATCGGTTCGCAAGGTTGGGCAGAAATCTCTTTACCAGTATGAGATGCAGTATTTAGCCAATGATATTAAAAGTTTGCCTGTGGATAACCTACTATGAAACAACCGATCCGCCGATCCGCAACCGATCCGCTGAACCTGCGGATTTCTGCCATTCAACCGATCCGCCCTTCCCCCTCTTTAGAGGGGAAGGCGGATCGGTGGTTCGGTATGCGTAAAGGTTCAGTTCTATGAGTTACTTAGATTTTAAACCTATAAATTGTAAGGCCTGTGGAAAACTTATTTGGGAGGGGCATTCCTCTGCTGGCTTCCTTACTAAACTTGATACGCCTCGGCTCAATGTTATCGAGGAGATAATCAAGAAGGTTAATAAGTTTAGAACCTATGAGGCTCACCGAACTTTAGTTAGTTTCGAGGCTACCCCAAGAACAGGCGCTTATGTAATCGGAACAGTTTACAAACCTGAGAGGGTGATACTGGCTGAGCATCAGTGCAGCACCTTTAGTTTATTTGAAACCGAACCACCTGATTACTGGAACCGAGTAAGAACTAAGAAATCTAATGTAGAGGAGATACCGTTCTAATGACCTGCCAAGTGTGTAGCAGAACAACGCAGAGGGAAGGCGCCTGCCGTCTATGTTTTATGAAAGTTAAATCCTCATTGGCTGAGTTACCTGATTTACATTTTGAAGCCCAGATGTTTCTAACCCCAGGTAGAAGCGGCTCAGGTAAGGCTAGCGCTGAACGAAGTATCGGTATCAATGTAGCAGCCCTAGATTTCACTATGGCTACTGAACTGCTGAGAATCCTACATTCTTGGGAGGTAATCATCAGGAGCGATAGGAAACTCACCCCACCTGCGCTGGTGCTGAAAGAGCGAACCATAGATGCTGAGGTGCAGGCGACGGTTGATTTCCACTGCACCCACTTAGAATGGAGCCTTGGGCAAGAATGGGCGGTAGAATTTGCAGGTGAGGTTTACGGCCTACACGCAAAAGGCAGATCAGCAGCAAAAAGATTTGTAGAGCAGGCAAGAAGGATTCCCTGCCCAACAGATGATTGCAAACGATTTGTTGTAATTGATGTTGAAAATCTTATGGATGATGTTACCTGTTTTGGTTGTAAGCAAAGTTGGTCAGTGCTGAGGTTAATATCTTTAGCAATGAGTAATCCAGATAGAAAGTTTTATTTAGATGTTGAGGCAATAGCGGCTTGGATGGGAACTACTGAACGAACTGTTTACAACTTAATAAAAACTTACAAAGTGGAAAGGCGTGGCAAACTCTATGATCTCTCTGCAATCATCAAAGCCAAAAACTCCACACTCTAATTTGCATAAGTTTTCACTTTTCTGTGTTACACTTGCGTTAGCAGATTTTACTATCTCTGCTAAAGCCCTAGCCAAATTGTCTAGGGTTTCTTTATTGGTTGGAAAAATTATGAATGGAGAAGTTGAGGATTTAACTGAGATAGATGAAGCCCTTATTCATGCCTCTCGCACTCGTAATGATCCAGCCTTTACTCATCGCCAACGCGAGATAGTAAATAAATTTATAGATGATCTTTTAGATTCGCGTTCGGAATTAACAAAATGTTAAGCATCAAGATAAAGATTCTCGATATTGAAACAGAGATACAAACTGATCAGAACTTATCTTTTGATGCAATTGATTCGTTATTAAATCGAGCAGTGCAATCAACACTGCAATCCTATCTTTCATTACCAGTAGAGGATCGCCTTGCGCCTTACACACTTTACAATGAACAGCACGATGAGATAGATGATGATGATGAGGATGCAGAATGAACTGCGACAATGCAGTAACTGTAAGTTAGATTTAGCAACACATCATTTCCATCTTGATAGAAAACATCCAACTGGTTTGCGCAATATTTGTAGGCTTTGTCGCAGGACTAATCGCCTTATTATTAATATGTCGGAAAGTAAATACAAAGAGATACTTGAATCGCAAAACAACAAATGCGCTATATGTGGCACAGATGCTAAGGAATTTAAAAAAGCATTGAGTGTTGATCACGATCACGAAACTAAAAAGATTCGTGGATTACTTTGTGTTAATTGTAATGTTGGCTTAGGACACTTTAAAGATTCACTAAGTAACTTACATCGCGCTCTTATGTATCTGGCCAAGCATGGCTCCTAAGTTACCTAGACCTTGCGTTGATTGCAACACACTAACCAGATCAGCAAGATGTATTAAATGTAAACGATTAAAAGAAAGAGCAAGGCCAACACCAAGCCAAAGAGGTTATGGTTATGCGTGGCAGAAGTTATCAAAAGAATTTAGAACTGCACATCCATATTGTTTTAAATGTGGAACAACAAAAGATTTAACCACCGATCACATCATCAGTAAAAAAAACGGCGGCCTATCAGTGTGGTCAAATCTACAAACGCTTTGCCGTGTTCACAATTCAGAAAAAGGTTCTGCCTAAACCCCCACCTAGGCATTACGGGGTACGGTTAATAAGTTCAGGGAGCGTGCGGATATATACAGATCGGAAGAG